AAATAAAAAATTAATAATAGAAGATCAGAAGGGAATTAAAGATAAGATATTACTAACAGAAGATGAGATAAAGAAGATAAAAGAGGAGATGGTAAAATTAACACAACAACTTGCGGCAGAAGAGGCTAGACTTAGAACAATAACAGCACTGAATGCAAAATCTTGGGCAGAGTTCTTTGATGGGTTTGAGCAAGGAGCTAAAGATGCTTGGAAAACATGGTCAGAAGAGGCTACAAATGCTTCAAAGATAGCTGGTCAACTGATTACTGGGATACTTGACGGATTTAATGCTGCTATTATGGAAAGTATGGAGGCTATATTTATACCACCAGAAGAAGAAATACAGGCAGCGGAAGATGAATTACAAGATTTAGTGGATAAAAAGGCAGAGATACAAGCAGAAATGGATACTATAGCGATTGGAGGCGTTTCTACTGATCAGGTCCAAAAATATAATGATCTTAAAAAACAGTTTACGGATATAAATAAAGAAATAAAAGATGCGTCTCAAAATCTTGATGAGTTGGGTGACACAAGTAAGAGAGTAGGGGATGCATTTAGAAAATTTGGTGCTGATGTGTTTAAAATGCTAGCTGAACTGATTATAAAAATGATGATAGCATTAGTAATATCTAAAGCTTTACAAGGTATATTCGGTGGAGGACAGCAGTATGAAGGATTTGGAGATATTACACAACTAATGGAAAACCCAGCATACCTGATAGGAGGCGGTGGACCTTATGCTAAGGGTGGTGTATTAGGGGGTGGATTTACTCCATTTTTAAAGACATACGCAAAAGGAGGTGTCATACATGGTGGTTTTGTCTCTCCAGAAAAGGGTGGACAAGATTGGTTAAATTTTGTAAAATATAATATGGGTGCTAAGCTATTCGCTGCTGGTGGTGTTGCTTCCAGTCCTACACTAGGATTAGTTGGTGAGGCTGGTCAGAATGAAGCTGTAGTACCGCTGCCAGACAATAGAAATATACCCGTGAAGTTTGTTGGTGATGAAGGAAAAGGAACCACGCAGGAAGTGAAAATTATGAATATTGTTGATCCCGCTATGATACCATCAATAATGATGCAAAATCCAGACTTAATAGTAAATATAATTTCTGAAGACTTACAAAAACGTGGACCTATTTTCCACCAAATTAAACAGATACGGTAGTGGAGGATCAAGATGGCTCTTACAATACAAGATATTTTTCCTTTAAGTACTAGTCAAGGATCTTCCTCAACAGCTAAGTTATTAGAACCATATTTTTGCACTAAAGAACTATATATGCCCACTTTTAATGTTCTTTCTGAAACAAGAATTGCATATAATAAACTCATGTCTCACCCGTATTATATGTTTCAATATGTTTATAAACATCTTATGAATTGGGAGTATTTCTTAATAGAAGAGTTTTATCGTCGTATGAAAGGAAAATTTGAGATTTTTTATATTGTGGATTGGTCTGCACCGTACAGAATTTCAGCAGCAGCAACAGATTCTATCACTGTGGATCGTACTCAAGGGCTTCAAAGTGACACAGGATATGGAGGTAATACTCTAATTATATATAACCCCACAAGATCAGGAACAAATAAACAAATTCTAACAATAAGTGCAATTGATAGTACTACTGTTAGTGTAAATGAGGTAGTAACGACTGCTTTAGCTACAGCAAGAGGTACATATATGTATGTACTTTATTCAGGAATGTTTGATGCATCTAAAATAAATGGCACTGTTGTAGACACGTGTATACAACGAAATGTTCTTAATATAGAGGGATACGGTTCTAGATCTATGTTTGGACCGATAATGGAAATCACACTTCCCCTAATTCAAATAGGAGTTATGAAATAATGGCAAGAGAAACCGCAGAGGTTATCGAACAATTAATGTCCCAAAATATATTTACTGTTTTACTATATGAGGTTCAGCTTATAGATAGGGGATTGGGGGCGTTTGCGGCTGTTGGTGATGATTACGTACTTACAGACACAACTAAAACCTGGATAACGAACGAGTGGCTGAATGACTCGGCAATACTAACCGATGTTGAAGGGCAGAGATTTGTGATTGGCTCTAACACAGATACGACTATCACAGTAACACCAGGAGGATTGGTTCCAGCATCAGGGGAATACACTATAGAGCGTTGGTTTTATCTAACTTCACATTTAGAAAATTTAGACTCAGATGGTACACCAGCAACTATTACATATGGAGAAGATGAGTTTAGTAGATCCAAACTTTACTTACCTTATCCTATTAATCATAATATGTTGCACGATCATGAGTTAGGTCGCTTCCCTCAAATGCAAATTTCTCTGTATAACCCAGGAAGCGAGGCGTTTTCTGCATACTACAACTTAGAGGCTTATGATTTCTATTCATTATTTGAGCGCTATAGTGCTTTAAGAGGTAATAGGATAAATATTACAATTATATTTATAGATGATGATGGAGATATAGTTACAGACCCAACAACTATGAATATAGAAAACCAATTTACAATTATCAAAAGTGATATTAAAAGAGACAAAATTTCTTTTACATTAACGAGTCTAGGAAACTTTAACGAGAAAAAAATTCCTACTAGAACTTTTTCCAAAGCAACTTGTGGTTGGGTGTATAAAGGTAATGAGTGTGGGTATACTCATAGCGATTCTACACTTACTACTACTCTTTCTAGCTGCAATAAATTACTAAAATCGCATGTGTTTAGTCTTGACGATGGTGAATTAGAATTAACTCCTGTAGCGTTACAACAGTATCAATTTACACTTCCACATGATAAGGCAATCGCAGAAGATATGGAAAGCCACGTATTAGGAAGTACGGTGGAATGTACTACAATAAATTATTTGTGGAGAGTTACTGCTGTTATTGACGCTTTCACTTTAGAAATTAAAAGCTATGGTAATACTAGAAGATTATTAGATCAAGTCAGTACGGAAACGGGAAAAGTAACTGTGAATATTTATGAAAAGGAGTGTTGTTTTGGGCATGCTGACGTGGGGACTTTACAAATACAGTCTACATATGCAAATAATGCTAACTATCTTGGATTCTGTAAGTTTAATGATATTGTGTTCAACGGGGATTTTAATACATTAGGATTATATGGGGGGACACTAAAACTACTAGTTTGGTTACCTGTTGGTAGTTTATCCGCTCACAAGTCGTATGTTTTTGGTACTGGGGCCACGTCACTGACACAGCTTTCGTATTTAAATGGCGTTCCCGAAACTAATATTCCATTAGAAACTGGAAAGAAATTTGCTTTTATTATTAGGTACTATGGAGCAAATACCATAAACGACAGTGTTGATAGATACTTAACCTACACAATTAGATCATCAATTGGTGGTACTACAAGAAGTTGGGACGCAACAACCAGTACTCTTATTGACGCCCCTGCGTTTCCTAATCAAGTAAAACTTCGTCCTTTCACAGAAAGATTAGGAATTGCTGATTTTGATAACAAACAAAAAGAGGAAGTAAGATTTGTTTTGTTTGATGAAGTGCTAACAGTAGTAGATTTTCAAACTATTGCTCCTCTTGCAACTAATATTTTTAATATTAGTATACAAATAGAAACTCCTGCAAATACAGAAATAGTATACAATTATGTAGCTATGATTATGTACAATCAATTTGAGCGGTATGGAGGATTTCCATCAATACCTACAAGTAGATATTGGTTTTTCTAATGATAAATCCGAAAGAGATACTAGATAAATATTTAGGAATAGGATATATTGATAATGGAAGAAATCCATTAGTGGGGTTAGATTGTTGGGGGTTGTGCAGTAGTATAATAAAGGACATATTTAATGTTACAATGCCCGATCCAAGTTATAGAAAGTTTAGCCTACTACGGCACAAAGAAGATATTATAAAAAACTATAGTATGGCTCATTGGGTTGATCCAATAGCAGACAGTCCTAAATTTGGTGATTTTGTTTTGATTTATGCAATTGTAAACTTACCAATACATGTTGGGATATATATGAAGGGAAATCAGTTCATTCATGCAGTATCGGGGGTAGGAGTTGTTTTAAGTGAGATCGAAATATGGCAAAACCAGATTGAGGGTATCTACAGATTAAAAGGAAGCTTATATAAAAAATGATTACTATAACCATTAGAAACCATATTTTTGATTATGATGATCAAACAGTAACCCACGAGTATGTTCCTGGGCAGACACTATTTGATTATTTAGCACATGGGAATATTGATGCTCTTGACAAGTTATTTGATGTTCTTAATACAAAATATCCAAAACTAACCAAACTTGGAGTGATTAAGTTTATATATAATCTTGATCTTGTAGACCCACCAGATAAGATTAAAAATATTATACCTAAAGATGGTGACACGCTAACTATTTTACTAGTTCCTAAAGATTTTGTTTCGGCTATTCTAGTTCCTCTTATAATAGGTATAGTTCTTTCTTCTATTTCAATGGGTATTAGTTACTTATTAATGCCCAAACCATCCCCACCTGTAACATCTAATGAAGATGAAATGGGAGGAGAATCCCCAACATACAACTGGGAAGGTCCAACTACGTCTTATGCACTTGGAAGACCAGTACCTCTTATTTATGGTACTCATATGACAGGTGGTAGTTTTATAAATGCTATGGTAGAAGGACTCCCATATGGATACGACAATTCTTGGGGTACGCCTGAAGGAAGAGTGTCGAGTTACGAATATTATAGATATCAAAGCCTTACGGATGCTGGAGGGGAAAGCTCTCCAGGTGATATTACTGAAAGTGGGGAGTACAATACTTGGTGGGATCGACCAAATCCTATGACCCATGTTGGTGCTTATTTTAGTAATTTATATAAAAAGACGACTTTTTTAGGTTTAACATATCCTAACTTGAACCTATCTATAAATACAGAGGATGGGCGGGTAGAGTCTAATGTACTCCCTATGTATGTAAATGCCTATAGAGGACGTTGTTTAGCTGACATGCTTGGCAACAGGGACCAAGAGAAAGGGCAATGGATGTTCGCATGGAAGTTGATGGGGAGACTACTAACATATGATTTCTCTAACATCGTTAATCCTGCCACTATACGTACAGGCATAGGGCCAAGTATAGTGTCAGGGTGGCAAATAATTGATAGGGATTATGTAGGAAATGATTGGTCAAGCCCAGATTTTAGTGCGTGGGGGTTAGATGGCAGTGATCACCCACTTCCTAGTCCTGTATGGGATGATGATTATTCTGAACTATTTCCAGCGGCTACAGGAGTTAGTGCAGGAGATCGTGTATGGATAGAATTAATGTTAGAAGCTGCTTGTGTTCATTTATATGATAATAAAGATAGTAGAGGTTCGGTTGCAATTGGTTGTAGACCAAAAATATCAAATATAGAATATAAATACTATGGATTAGTAGACGAGTATAAAACACTAGAAAAAACATATTCTTTAGCAGATGGCTTGAGAATGCTAATAGCTATATCAAGCGGAGAAGTATGCTCAATTGGAAATATAGCAGGATTGGGAACTGATACGGATTTAATAAAAGCAATTAATATTACAATAAATGACACCCCAGTAGATGACTTATTCAGTTTTCCAGATGTTGCAGGATATACTGCTCCTTTTGAGGTACAAACCTCAAGGGGCGCAAATTATCCTGTAATACGATTTGCGGAGGGGCAGGACAGTTACGCAAATCTGTTTAATAAAAGACAATTAAACACTACTAATTTTGATTGGTTAATTCCTTCGGAACTTCAAGACGATTTTTACTTTAGGTATACAACACCAACCACATGCTCCGCTATAGACGTAGTATTTAATTTTAAATCTGGGCTGTATGAATTTCATCAAAAAGATGGTGTTTTTCGTGCCGCAGGTATGCACCCCGACTCGGAATTTCCTGACGGACCCAGTATTAGAAGGTTGTGGTTTTATATAGAATATTTCCCTGAGGGTGCAGAAGCCTCAAAAAAATGGTGGACACATTCAGGGCCAGCAAGTACAAAAGCTCCATTCATGTTGGCAGATAAAAGGGATGAAGCATTTAAGATGGTTGTTAGAATAGGAAACGATGTAGAACCTCTTCCTTCACATCAATATAGTCTTATTATCTATAGAGAATATGAGGGACTAACTGGGGAAATCGTAACAGGAGATGCGGACAATAAGGTATATGTGTATGACGAATTTCATGTCTGCAAAGTATCTGAATACGGATTCGAAATGCTCAGATATCCAAATACAGCATTACTTGGTTTAAGAATATTACCTACTGACAAGTTGTCTGGCGCTACTCCTAAAATATCTGTTTTAGTTGAAGGTAGATACATCAAGGTTCCTATCCTAAGAAGAACTTCAGATTATTCTGTTGTAATGATACAAAGAACTTATACAGTTTATGATTCTGATACAGGGATATGGACGTGGAAAGAATCGGAAATTTCTGGTGCTCCAGATCCTGACACTGATGAAACACTAGAAGTCTCACCAACCGAATATATGTGGCAGTTCTGTAGTAATCCAGCTTTTATCATTTATGACTTATTAACTTCACAAGAATTATATCCTTATATGCCAGAAGACTATATAGTATGGCAGGATTTTATTACTGCTGGAGCTTTCTGTTGGGAAATGTTATCAACGTCTACTATTTCAGGAAAACAAGAACGCCGTTTTGTATGTAATTTAGTTATTGATGGTGAAATAGATGCTGCTAATTTATTAAATCAAATTAGTAATATGTTCAGACTCAAAATACTCTGGATAGGAAATAGATTGCGGCTTAAAATTCTCAAGCCTGAGTTGCCCACTCAAAAGTTCACAAATGCTAATATTTTACCAGACTCTTATCAAGAATCTTATCAGCAATTCGGTAAAATATTAAACACATTAGAAGTTTCTTTTTATAATGAACAGAACTACTTCAAACAGGAAGTAGTTCAAGTAACTACAAAAGACACAGAAGCAAGCAAGAAAAGAATAGTAAAACAAACGTATAGTTTAATTGGGACTACAAAACTCGGCCAAGCAATGCGAATTTCTAAATATTTACTTGCTTATGCTGTTGTGTCTGATAAAGCAATCCAGTTTAAGACTACACTACAAGGGTTGGCGTGTCTTCCAGGGGACGTGGTTAGAATACAACATTCTGCTATGAGTTACGGTTATAGTGGACATTTACGATCTGATCCTGTAGCAGGAACTTATTATTTAGATAGAGAAATATATTTACCATTGAGTAAAGTGGGTGATTATAGGTTTGAAGTTCAAAAGGAAAGTACCAGGGCGTGGGGAACAGACACAGTTAACTTTAATGTGGTGGATGCCCCCCATACAATTGATTCTATTTCTGGAGTTACTTTAATTGATGCTGACAGTTTGCCAGTAACAGTAACTAAGGGAGATGTTTGGCAATTAGTTCCTATGTCAGGAAGTACAGCGTATCCAAAAGATGTAAGAGTTACTCAAATAACAACTAATCTAGATAAAAATGAATGCCAGATAGAAGCAGAACCTTATATAGAATCCATTTATTCAGAAGACCCGCTTGAAATATTAAAACCTTATATTCCTCCCGCACCACCACCACAAGCTACCTTTCCTCCTGATGTTGCAAATTTATCTCTAACACAAATTCAAGATGAATACAATATAAAAGTTACCTATAGTGCTCCTTATGACGAAACAGTAAGTTATTTCTTAGCTACAATAACAAGTGTAACTGATCATGAGACTTCAGATGGTTATTATTTATATTATGACTCTTCTATAAACGACTCACAAATAACTACAACAGAAACCTTGAAAGTTTATAACAGTTCGGGTATCTATAAAGGTGAAATGCTTATAGGAGAAATAAATACTCTTGAAGATTACGTATTTGCGGCACCCTCCGAAGACACATTTACTCCTGTGATAGACGATGTAGTATCGCAAGAAAGAACAGTACTAGCAGGACAACAAATTCATCATACTAATATTTACATGCGGGAAGCAGATCAAACTTTTTCTTTGCACGGTACAGACTACTCTGGTGGAGCAGGATACCTAATAAACTTATCGTCTAGTTATGTAGGAAAAACAATCTGGGTTAGGGTACAAGCTGTGTCACCTTTTGGTGCCCTTTCTATAAACCCACCAACAGCATTTATCAAAATTACAGTGGATCGTTGTTTGCCGTCTCCAAGTCATTTATCTATGTGTTCTGTTGGAGATGGACAAGCTACGTTTACAGGTTGTGATGTTTGTGTCTCTTGGCAGGAAGTATCATCATTTCAAGGGGCTGGTATGGGGGAGGATGCGGCAGCAGGAGATAGAGCAGATATAACTGGTGATTTTAGAATAACAGGACATACAGTTTGGATATATAACAACACTATCTCTGCTACCCCTATGCTACTAAGATCATTAACTGGTTATACAGATACAGAATATGAATATAGTCACAATATGAATAAAGAAGACCAATACAGGTTTTCTGGAAGAGAAGGTAAAGGATATAGAGATCTCCGATTTGAAGTATATCAAGAAGATACATATGGTAATGTTTCTTGTAACCCTGCGTCAATTCAGTTATCCAATGCCGCTCCTGATATGTCGGCGTTTACTCCACATGTAGTTGTAAACGAGTCATCAATAGCTGTTGACTGGACTGGGTTTGTAAATAATCCTACTCAGATGCCTGAAGATGTTTTGGGATGGGAAGTGTGGTATGGTACAACTGGTTCTAATATGACTTTTATAGATGTACCAGATTCTACGCAGGGAACTGTAATGATAACAGGTGTTTCAGCAGGAACTTATACAGTTTATGTAGTTCCGTATGACTGTTTTGGGACTGGAACACCTAGAGCAACATACGCAAGTCAATCAGTATATGTTATTGTCGAAGGTACCACATTACCAACATACATACCAGCCAAACCAGAAGGAATGGCTGCTGGATTAATTATAACTGGTGTTACTGATTTAGTAACGCATTATCTAATTGAATGCACTGCCTCTTTAGAAAGTCACGGTTTTGATAATACGATTACTAGTGAGGGAGCTTATGCAGCATCGACGTTTGCTACTAATTACATATATTACAATGCTCATCCAGGAGATGACTATTGTTATGTAACTGCATCAAATTTAAATACAGAAAACACTATTACAGCTATGTGGTGG